AGATATATTAACACTTAAATTTGTTTGACCTTGATTTTGAGATATAGTTAAATTATTAGAACCATCATACGTAAATCCAGTTACGTAAGTATCGACACTAGTACCAGAAAAAGGAGGAGCCCAGTATGCGTTACCACTTACATCAGAAGTTAATACATACCCATAAGTAGACCCAGAGGTCATTTGGAAATTAGTGGTAGTAATTTTACCATTAACATCTAATGTTGATAACGGATTTGTAGTCCCAATACCTACATTACCACCACTTTCAGAAATATAAACATCTCCATTATTTATTGGTTGAATATGTAATGGTGAACAAGAATTAACATTACTAACAAATAAGTCTGTAATACAATCACCTGAAGTGTTTCCTGTAAATGATATAGTAAAACCTGTTATAGTTAAAGAACCATTTTGTCTATTTAAAGTTAAAACACCATTAGAATACGTACCACCAGTTACATAATAATCAGTGCTACCAGTAATAAATGTTGGTAAAATAACATTTAAATTTGGTTGTCCACCGTTTTGACTTATTGTTAAAATACTGTTATCATAAGTAAAACCTGTGACATAAATATCAGTATTTGTTGTGGAACCAGTGCCACCGGCACCCACAATATAAATTTTGGTTATATCACCCCCACCACAAAAATTGGACATGTTCATCATAATGGTACAGTTCCTCTTAATATTATCTCAGACATTTCTGCTGAGTTATTTCTAACAATACTAATACCGACAACATCATCTAAATTTAAAAAGAAAGGTAATGTTACTGGTGTGTTATTAACATAAATAGTAATATTTGAAACATTAGACACATCAATTGAAACAAAATTGGCTAAAGAATCGGCAACAAAAGTTACAGTTGTGGGTGAACCAACTAAAAACTGTATAATTAAATTTATTGTTTTATCATTTTGACTTTCATCTTTAATAAACTTAGTTACAACTTTAGGTCTCTTGGATTCAACTTCATAAGAAAGAATAGCTCGTTCTAACCCAGGTCTAATTTCAAACTTTTCTTCATCTAAGATATAAGCCATCATTCTTAATTCATATGTTTGAACATAATACCTTTTACCATCCAAATCATCAACTGTGGATTCATCACCAATACTTTCTAACATTATTGGAAAATAATGACCTTTAATATTAACATAAGATTGTGCGGCAGCGAATGTCGATAAAACTTTTTGGTTTAAAACATTTAACTCACTCATTCTATAAGTAAAAAACCTTAAAGTATATGTAACATCAACCTTTACAGGTTGTGGAATTAAATAAACGTCGGCACCCTTTTTACTGCCGTCCCATGTCGGTACTGTCATGTAAGGTATACGATAATCTTTTAAAGGTATATTAAAATCTTCGGGATTTGTGCCTTTTTGTACATCTGGATTTCTAACAACAGATATAAAAGGTATTTTAATGTTTTTATATTTATCGGAATTTTGCCAAGTTCTTGTAAATTCAGACCATCTTTGAGCCGTTAAAAATGAAACTGGAACTAAATCACCCTCAACTACTACATTTAAATCTTTACCAACCCAATCAACAAAACCATTATCTAAATCGGCAAAATCAACACCACGAGGTAAATTTGCGGGATTTTGCTCAATAAATTGTTCACCACCACCTAAATAAGGATTTATACCTGGTTTAGGTGTTAGTAAATTTATATCTTTTTTTATTTTTTTAGGTAATGCCATTTATTAATAAATATCAATTGTTCTATTATAACCAACTATCATAATTTAATTAATAATTTGGTAAAAACTCATTTGAGTCTGCTGTTACACAAGTTATGGTTCTGTAGTAACCTTTATAACCAATTCTTGTATGTGCGTTATCTGAAAATATTTTACCATCATTTGTTACTGTAAAATATTTTATATTATCTTCTCTATCTGAGTAACCAATATAATCACCATAAGATATATCACAACTCATTTCAATTAATTGGTCTTGGAATATGTGAAATGTTAACTGACCATAATCCAATATTCTATTCATACCACCAGAATACGATTTGTTTTCGGCAACATCTAAAGCCAATTTAACACGTAACTCCTTTGGTGCCTTAAACCTAATTTCACCTGATTTTGCCTCACCGTAAACATCGTCTACTTGAGTCTCTGTTCTATCGACTTGAAAAAGAACTATAACAAAATTTAAATCACCCTCCACATATTCACGGGCCATTTCATTTTCAATACCAAAGTCTATCTCATCGTAGAATTTTCCAATTCTGTTTATCGGGAATTTTTTCTTAGCCATAACAAAGTTTTATTCTAATAAATATTTCAATAATTTCTATTTTCTTTATTTTACACAGTTAGATATTATATTTATTTCGTCATGGTGGATTTAACCAAATTAAAGAACCGAAATACTTTAGAAAAAATTCGTTCTTACAACGGAACCAATGAACATATTCTAAAAATAAAAAATAAATTAGAACGTGAAGGTTTCTTTGTGCTTACACCTAATCAGATTCAATACATTACGGATAATTTTGATAGGGAACCAACAACAATTAATAAAGTTGTTGATATTACACCTTATTTGGGTGAACAGTTAAAAGAAAAATATGAATTAAAAAATATTCCTGAACGTGTATTTGTGGAAGTTTTATTAGCTGATAGTGAAAAATCTTATCATGTAAAAGGTAAACTTTATAAGAACCAAAAAGAATCTATTTTATTTTACATACCTAAAACACAAATTTTAACCGATATGTTTTATGAACCTTATGAAGATTTAGAAGTTAATTTCGATTCAGTTAATAAAATAAACAAAAAGAATAGAAGTTTATTCCCACACCAAGAAAACGCTGTTAAGTTTTTATTAAAAAAAGATAAATCCATTTTATCTGACGATATGGGGTTAGGTAAAACTAAATCGGCTATTGCGGCCGCTTTATTATCAGGAGCAGAAAAAATATTGGTTATTTGCCCAGCAAATGCTAAGATTAATTGGTTCCGTGAAATTACAGAATATATTGATGAAGAATATGTAACAATTGTAAAGTCAGGTTTTTGGCAACCTAAATTTTTTACAATTATTAATTATGATATTCTTAATCGTTTTCACGAAATAGAAGATAAAAGAAAAAAAACTGAACCTAAAAGTTACATCAACGAAGAAAAATTTGATTTATTAATTGTTGATGAGGCACACATGATTAAAAACAAAGGTTCTATTCGTGGTAAAGTTGTAGCACAAATTTCAGAAAATATTGAAAAAATTTGGTTGCTAACTGGTACACCTATTGCTAATAGACCAATGGATTATTATAACTTATTAAAGGTATGTAATATTCCTGTAGCAGACAACTTTCAACACTTTGCTTACAGGTATTGTGCAGCAAAATCTTTTAATAAAAAACTTGCTTCAGGTAAAATTAAAAGAATTTGGTTAACTGACGGCGCGTCTAACTTGGAAGAATTACACCAAAAAACTAAAAATTACATTCTTCGTCGAAAAAAAGAAGACCATTTAGATTTACCACCAAAAATTATATCACCGTTTTATTTAGACTTAGAAAACCGTAAAGGATATAAAGAAGCTTTTGATGATTATTTATTTTGGTTAGAAGTTGAAGGTAAAAAATTAGGTGCAGGTAGACAAATGGTTGAAATGGGTGTTCTTAGAAAATTTATTTCAAAAGAAAAAGTACCAATGACCGTAGATATGGTTCATAATTTTTTGGATCAATCTGATGATAAAAAAATTATTGTTTTTACTGTTTTCACTGATTCATTAAAAGAACTTAAAAAAGAATTTGGTGATTTAGCTGTTTGTCATAATGGTGAAATGTCAGATAAGGAAAAACAAAAATCTATCGACGAATTTCAAAACAACCCTAAGATTAGAGTTTTTATTGGTAACATTATTTCAGCGGGTTCTGCCATTACATTAACCGCATCAGATACCACAATATTCCATGATTTAGATTTTTCAGCGTCCAACCATCAACAGGCTGAGGATAGAAATTACAGGATTTCACAAGATAAAACTGTGAACGTATATTACCCAATATTCCAAGACACTATAGAAGAAAAAATATTTGAGTTATTAGAAAAGAAAAAATATATTTCTTCAACAATTTTAGGTGAAAAAAATAATGAGTATTCTATATTATCTGATTTAATACTTTCTTTGGGGACGAATACTTAAAGACATAACCTTTAGTTTGTTTATATTTACCGTTTAAAACCTTCCATAAAGCTGTGTTATCCATATTTAAAGTTTCAATACAAGATTTTATCGAATCCCATTCTTTAATGAAATTACCTTGCATATCATATTGTTTTATTTTTTTACAGTGTGACTTTGAAGCGTTTATAGTGTGTTCTTTAGTTTGTTTCTTACCTTTAATCCATGATACTTTATTTTTATTAGCCGCAGATATCTTTTTTTTAGTTTCTTCACTACAAGGTTGTCTTTTACTTTTTTTAGCCGATTCACTCATCTTTTTTTTAGATTCTTCAGACCTTTTAGCACCCAAATGATTTTCAGCCTTTGGTCTACAATTATACCCATTTTTGTATGTGTCATATAAATCCATGTAATACTGTTCTTTAATTAATAATTCATCAGTACCACACTCCTCAAGCACTTCAAAAAGTATGTTATTTTCACCATGAATATTATAAGATCTTTGTAGTTTTATTGAATGGTGATTACCTTTTCTTAGTCTTTTTTTATGGTCCCACCACCTTCCATCAAAATCTAAAGTTGATCCAACATAAATTTTGTTAGTGATTAAATTTGTTATTTTATAAATCCCTGATTTTTTTTCTCTCATAATATTTTTTTAAATTTCTTTTTTTAATTTTTTCACAATTATTTAAATAGTATTTCATACTATCTTTTCTTTGTGCCTCTAACCTTTCTTCTTCTGTTAAGTATTTTTTCTTTCTTCCCATACCATATAAATATTTAAAAATCTGATAAAAATCTGATAAAATTTAAAAAAAATAAATCACCGTAATTATTATCCCCGTTGTTGATATTTATGAAATAAAGCAACAATGGCACTAGTAATAGAAGAAGCGGAAAAACAAAAAGTATTTCGTCAAGTAAGACATAGGTTAGGTGCTCCACTTAGAAAAGTGGAATTATCTGACGAACAAATGTGTACTTTATTAGAAATTGCGGTTGAAGATCATTCATCATATATTAATGATTGGTTAATTGAGGCTCAATGGTCATCATTAGACGGAATTAATTTAGATACAACAGATTTAGCAAAGGCTTTAACAACAAGATCTCAAGGATATGAAGATTCATTTACTTACGCTTATTCAAAAATTGTGGGTTTACAAGCACGTGGCCCTTGGGAATTAAAACAAGATTACGTTACTTTAGAAAACGGTCGACAAGTATATCAAATACCAGCTGGACGTGAAATGAATGAAGTTTTATATTTTCAACCGCCAACAGTAGATTACGCGTTATACTCAAATTATGGTTTTGGTGACTATGGTTTTGGTGGAGGTGTGGCTCAATTACCTTATGGTGCT